CCATTGTTATAAGCCTCCATTAAAGCTTCCATTTGCTTAATAATATCGTCATGGATTGACTGCATTTTTTCGATTGTCAATCCTGGCACTTTAAGCTCATACTTACGCATGCGCTGGTTGGCAAGCTCGACCTGTAATTTCTCAAGCCCAGCGGCTTGCCCCAAAATCAAATCTATTGCGGCTTGGTTATTTAACCCGGCGCGTTTAGCAAAGTCCGTGATATATCGACTACATTCGCCTTGATAGCCAGCTGCCTTATATGCTTCTGCCGCATTTTGGCGCTCGCGATACTCAGATTCAAAACGCGTCCAAGTGCTATAAATTGAGGCAGCGTGAACATCAATGTTATTGATTAGTCGAGATTGTGTTTCCTTGGTAAACTCAGCTTGCTTTGTCTTTGATAAAACAAACTGTTTTGTCACATTATCAAATTCATGAAACTCGCTTGGCGCTTTACCGGAATATTTAACTTTCCCGTTTTCTAGCCAAACCGATCCACCGCCGGTTATACTGGCAGAAATGCCGTCAATTTCTTCGTCGCTCACTTCAATCCAATCTTGACTATCTGTTACAAGATAATCAGGCGCGAACGTGTTTGTATTTAAATTAAATAACATCATATTTACCACCCATTCCATCCTATTGCTAAAATATTAAATCCAGTTTCGCCACTATTGTGTATCTCCACGACATTGCCATTTTGGATATTGGCACCAACACGTTTTTGACCACCGCCAACGTCGGTTGCCTGTACTATGCAGTAACCATTGAATGCTTCTGGCAAGTTTACTTTTGCGTATCCATTAATAGTTACGCGCATTATGATTATGCGCATTACTCCGTTGTCGCCCACCGGGATATCATATACTTCTGCGCCTTGGTAATGATTCGGGTAGTATTGATGGCGAAATCTGTTTTTTCGGTATGTATTATTTAATTCTTTCCACACATTATTGATATCGCCCTGTTTCGCAAAATGGTCATGCAGCCAGCCGTATTGCTTACTCCATAGTGCTCCAGTAGACTTAAGAGTAAGCGCGACTTCGCGACTATCTCTATTCCAATCCGCCCCCTCGGGCGTGTTCAAAAATTCGATTTGTGTGCTATTATTACCAGCATCTCGAAACCAAATAGAAGAGCGTGGTACGGTATCCGACTGATAAAAATCCACAAACCCAGACGTATTTGGTCCACCAGCTTTATTTCGAATAGCTAAGCCGCTCGCAAACCCACCAGATTTAACTCCATCAATAAAGAACGTCCCATTCATCACGTCGCCGTTCTTTGACACTTTTGCATTAACATCATCCATTAAGGCTAGAATGCCATTACGCTTAGCCGGGGCGTGGATAGCGTAATGGGTATTATCAATACGAGACCAAAATTTAAAATGGTCACCTTCGCACTCCAAGCGGAAAGCATGCCCATTTTTACCGCCCGCCATCTCATAACCACCGTACCCATCAGCGCTAGGCACAACTGTGGCGTAGTTTTTAAGATTAGAGGCATAAGGCACACATTGATTTGCTTTATCTAGCACTGCCTTTACCGCTTTCGGCGTAGCCGCTTCGGTTTCTGATATACTATTCGTTGCTGAGTTTAACTTAACAACACCTTTCGCCGAAGTTGATGCGCTTGGAAGTGCATGTGTATGACCGTCATCTTGAGTTGTGCTTGTGCTATCCGCGGTCAAGTCTTTCGGCGCTGATTTTTTTCCAAGCAACTCCAAGGCTTTTTTAAGCCAGGATGTGCGGTTGGCCAACTGTTTAATGGGTTTATTTGTAATGCCATTCTCACCGCCAAGCACAGGGTCGTTTTCTTCAATTTGATAGACTCCGTCTTCCCATTTGTCTTGTTCTTTTAAATTTGCCATAACTGTCCTTTAAATTAGCTTTAAATCTAGTTTGAACCGTGGTTATAAGTGCCGTTATATCGCACTTTATTGTTGTATAAGAATGCCACCGATTTATAATCCAGCACGGCTAACGTGCATCTCGCCGGGGCAAAATTACGCAACACTTTACGCAAGTGCGCCGCTTGTTCGTTTGAGATTGGCTGATTAAGTCTGATAGCGTAATAAGCCCATTTATCACTTAACGGTATGGTCTGAACAAACTTGTGATTATAAGCCCGCGCTTTTAACCCCTCGTCAATCTCAATCTCGCCGAATCCTAACCGTCGGCAGACTTCGCGAATTGACCACGGCGTTCCTTTGTATCGGTGGAGTTCCATCGCTATGCGAATTAAGCTCCGTTTAGAGCTATCGCTACCTGCGATAAACGCCCCGTCATAACCCGTCACGCTCCATTTTTCAGCAAGCAAAGAGATAAAATCATCATCAATTAACTCGACCAGCGTTGTCATCACCTTGCTGTTATCAATCTTATTCATGCTAAGGCTTAGGTCAGCCAACGTTTTATATTTAGTCTCTCGTTCAATTACATCTGCATACGTTAAATTAGCCATTAGAGCGCTCCGGAGCTGCATTAATATTGATTGCAGTACAATTTGCCCATTCTGTTTCACCGACTACGATTTTTGACGGCTCAGTTAAATTAACGTCATACACACCTTCAACTCGAAGTGCGCTAATAATTGCCGATGGCACAACATCAACCCCGAGTTTTTTCGTTTTATCAGATAGATAAAGCTGCAACGCATCACGCGCCTTGGACTTAACCACGTCTTCACGATAACCATCGAGTAATGTTAATGTCGCGGAGATCTGATAATCTCGCTTCGTTGGCGCAATAACTTCTACCGTATCGCACAATGGTCGACGGCGTTCAGGCCCGACATATTGCTTCACATCATTTAAAAGACGGCTGTCAGGCAATCCTGTTTTGGTTAAAACCGTAATTCGGACAAGCCCACCACGTGGAGTCGATACATTGACATCAGCAATATCTTGTGAGACGGCGCGGGTGTGATAATCGTACGCGGCGATTGAGCCACAACTGGTAAATGCTTCCGGCGCAGCAAGAATTCGAGCACGGTATGGGTCATCTTCTTCGCGCAATAAACCACCACTTGGAATATCAATATTAGTGACAGTTATTTCGCCAGCGAAGTTAATTTCACTTTTAAGCGTTTTTATTCGTCCACGCTCCCATCCGTTACCCACCGTGCCAGGCTTGTTACAAGCTGCCTCAATTTCCACATAAGAAATAAGTGGGGTGATCACATCATCATTTAGCGTGACAAATTCAATGTCATCAGTGACCGAAACACGCGTGCCTTTTGGAATGACTACAGACGGATGTTCGCCGTTAATGCTAAAACGCAAAATGGTGCGCGCTGGGCGCTCGAGTAATCTATAACAGCCAAACGTTTCTCCGCATAAATCCAACGCAATGCCAGTGGCAAATTGCGGGAATGTCTGACGAAACGCTTCATTAATGCCTTGTCTCGCCAGGCTTTCTCGCATGGCATAAACATTAATAAGTAATCGCTCAATGTGCGCAGGCTGTAAGATTTTCCCGGTGCGTTTTTCATACTGCGAAATCGCTTCACTTAAAATGCTCTCAACATTGTCGTCTACGACTTTCACTTCATATCTATTCATCCGGTAATCCTCGTGGCGTAAATTTCACGATGCACGTCTTCGGCAAGCGACCAAAAAATTAAAAACTCAAAGTGCGGGGCAGTCCCTTCTACATTGACCGAGTCAACATTAATTCTTTTCTCCCAGCGCTGAAGTGCTAACGTAACCTCGCGCACGATGTTTGGGATTGCAATATCTTCCGGCTGGTCGATATATTGAAAGTGATCACTGCCAAATTCAGGTCGCAACACATCCGTCCCTTTCATTGTTGAAAGGATGTGGTCAATGCATTGATGGATGTCATCAATACCTTGCACAACTTGATTTTCAATGTTTGGTGCAAGCTGCCAGTGTGTTGTGATAAGGGTGCTTTGTGTGTTCATAGCCTTGATGATACAAGGCTATGGTGAAGAGTGCTTTTAAAGCGATTTAAAGAAGTGGGCTATTCAGGAATGCTTGTTTTACCACCGGAGTCGCCAGTGTGTTTGTGAGTACCAAGCTCAATAGATCCTTGTTTAACTTTTGGTGCAGATACTTCAGTGCTGGACGTAATTTTTCCTGACACTGCTAGATTCCCGCTAATTGACGTATCAGCATTGATTTTCACACCGCCTCCCGCTGTCACGGTAACGCTTCCGCTTGTATTGATATTAATCTCGCCAGATTTACGATTGTGCGAAATCACCGTGCCGTTTGTGAATTTTTTTACCCACATGTTGCTATCATTCGCTGGCGTGGTGTCTTTCTCGTTGTAAATTGCCCCCAATACGCAGCCTCCTTCCCCGCGTGCATCAAGTAACAATGCCACCAATTCGCCAACATCAGGCAGACAATAAAACTGATTCCCGCCAGCATTAGGGGTTAAATAAGACAACCAGGCTGTTTCTAAATCTTCAAGCGTGGGAATTTTGCACCGCACTTTATGGTTCGCGGCATCAACTGCTGAAATAATGCCTTCTTGATAAGTTGCCCCAAAGTCATGCGTTTTCATTTATTCCCCCGTTTGATTTTCTGTTAGTGCGCCAGTGCTAAGTAAATCATCCGGGATAAACTCTAACATGCGCACTTCAATACTTGTGATATAGCCGCCATTCCGGGTAATGCTATGCCGGGATGACTTTATCAAATATTTTCCGCTAAAAATGCCAAGATTGCGTAGCAATATTGTGCTGCCGGCCACGAGCTTAGGATTGCCGACCAGCGTGATATTTCCCGCTGTTTGGTCGTCGTTTTGCTCAGCCAACGCAGCATCAGCACGTGCATCAATTTGCTCCTGGGTTTCCCCACGGGTGACAATCTTCAACGTGTCCCCGCTTGCCGCCTGGGCTTGTTTCATCTTTTCGCGCAGCGGCTTTGCTTTTTTGCGCTTTTTGATGACTTTTTTACCAGTAGCGTCGTATCCGCTCACATCAACTTCCTTGGCAGTATCCTTGATTCTATCGCGCAACGTAATAGATATCGTATCTCGCTCTTCAAGCGCCGCCACGGCTTCTTCTTTGCCTAGCTCGTCTTTATCCGTGAACACAAGCTGATCACCCACTATCTTAAAGCTGTGATGATATTCTCTAGCTAATCTTGCCAAAAACTCAACATCGCGCTCTTGATATTGCGTCACCCGCTTCACCGGAATGGACTTAATTGTCCCGACTACTTTTAACTTTAATTTTTCGGCAATAATGCTAACTATTTGCTTGAGCGTTGTGTTTTCATAGGCTTTAGGCTTTAACGTGCGATTCGCTTTTCCAATGCCTGTACTCAACGCCTTGATTTGAATATACGAAGGTCGGTAGTTATATTCCACTTCGTCAATTTCAAACGCACCAATATCGGCAAGCAACGTCCCCTTGTAACCAATGGCCGCCTTTAATTTATCCCCTTGCGTTGGATACCACTGGCGCACCCATTTCCCGCTAATATCCTCAAACGTTATCGTCAGCTCGTCTGACTCGCCCTCAAGGTTATCGGTGTAGGCAAGCTCAATTAAGTGGGGTTCAATATCAGCGGTAATATTGGTTTTTTCGTATAAAATAGAAAAGTCAGGGGTTGGCACGTTACTATTCATTATTACCTCTCAACCACGGCGGCATTGATTCATTATTTGTAGGCTTAATATTTAGCACCGGAATATAAACTGTTGCCCCTGTTGGCAGCACTTCGCACAAACCTATGTGCGGATTGGCATTAATAATGCGTTCAAAGTCCAATGCGTTGCCATAATAGTAATAGGCAAGGTTATCCCAACGCTCGCCTTGTTTTACGGTATGTTTAAGTACGGTTTGGGTCATTCAAAATCTCCACGTTTTCATCTTCACGCAATACGATCCAAGCGGTCATTTTGGCCACTGAATTTGCGGAATTATCCAGCCGCTCATTGATTTCAGTTAAAGCATTATCGGCAGGCGTAAACCAGTTATTCCATTCGCTATCAGCAGACGCCCGACTGAAACTCTGTTTCATTATTTGCAAATCATCATATACCGCAGACACATCACGGCTAAATTCGCTAATGGCAGGCAGATACTGGCGAACGCTCTCAAAAGCAGATTGCATTCCGACCAGTTCGCCAAAACCACCCAAGGCGTTGTCTAAATTAGCAAGCGTACTCGGCAAATACGCCAATGCGGACGCGGGGTCGTGTGCCAACTGGCGAACTACTGCAACGGTGTTGCGAACTTCGTCCACCGCACGTTTGCCTTGGTTGTAGAGTTCCACGCCACGGCTAACCGCACTTTTCACAGTTGAAAGTGTGTTGGCTAAGCCTTGCGGCAAAATCGAACCGAGCAAAGATTTACCGCCTACA